CAGTGGCCAGATTCTTGACGTATCAAAAGTGTTGGGAAAATGATCTGGGCTATTCTGTTTTACTATCTGATTATCTTCATCACATTGTACCTGTGGTGGGTAATCTCTTTCCGTTCCTATTATACGAAAGATAACAGAAGCTTGAATGATACTTGGAATAAGGGCGATAAGGTGAAGTTCCCGCTGTGGAAACTCATCGTAACATTCACATTAGTGTTTGTGCCTGGTATCAACATCTTTCTGTTGATAGGTCAGGCATTCCTCATTTCGGATCTCACAAACATGAAGGATGTTGAGTTTAGGAGTTTCCTTTTCAAGAAATATTAAACTGGTATGGGTAGTAGCTATAAGTCGGTAGTCTGACACTGGTAGAGCAACGTCGTGAACGTTAGGTTGCGGGTTCGAGTCCCGCCTACCATACAAAAAAATATGAAGATGGGAGAAAAAATATATTGGGGTAAACCCTCGGTTTTAATGGGTGTTGCCGGTATTCCAATCGGCCAAACCTCATTTGATCCGATAGAGATCAGCCATATAGATACAGGCGAAAACATAGATGATGGTGTCGTGTTTCCAGAGAATCCGAGCAGCATATCGTTCGACATTCCTGTTACACCAGATTTGCGAAAGTTGTTCGGAGAATTGACAAAGAAGAGACGTTTGCCAAGAAAGTTAAAGAAGGCTATCAAGGTTCGCGTTGCAAAGAGATTCTGCACGAAAGTGAAGAAGATAAAATTAGTTAGGAAATGAGAGACAGTACAGTTATAGATAAGATTTACGGAGGTCTGCTTAGGCAGTGTTCCAATGGCGACTTCAACTTTGAGAAGTTCAAGGGCCGTTGGGGCTATAAGACATCTGAGGCATACCTTGATAAGAAACTCGACTTCATTGAGAAGGTAAGGCTTTTGGCAAAGGACTGCAACATCAAGTATTACGATGGTGAGTTCTATATGTATGATGATAAGATCTATGTCACTATCAGGGAGGAACTGATTGTAGCCGCCTACGACTTGCTGTTGGAGCATCTTAGGATAGTGCCTATGATTGGTGACAAGGGTGTCTGCAAGAAATACTTTACCGATGTCATCAGGTACTTCAATCCGCTTCTGCCGAGGCATGATCTTATAGCCTTCAAGAATGGCGTGCTGGACCTGAGAGAGTACCGCCTGTATGATTTCAGTCCGAGGTTCCATGTGACCTATTACCATCCTTACGAGTACGACGAGAAGGCCAAGTGTAACAAGTGGAACAATTTTCTCCATGAGGTTCTGCCCGATAAGAACAGTCGTCTGATACTACAGATGTTCTTGGGGCTTGGCCTGATGGAGCGTGGTACTGTCTATAATCCTTATGAGGGCAAGAATGCTGCAAAGATAGAACTGTGTCTTATCCTGCTTGGTGCTGGTGCCAATGGCAAGAGTACCATCTACGATACTGCTATTGGTATTTTCGGTAAGGAAAGAATTTCTGGCCTTGACTATGATGACCTGACGGCTACGGGCGATGAAGGTATGAGGGCGAGACGCTTGCTGAGAGAAGCCATCTTCAACTGGTCTTCCGATTCTGACCAGCGAACGTTTGGCAGGAAGCGTACAGGTGTCTTCAAGCGTATCGTGTCTGGCGAGAGTGTCACGGATAGGAAGCTGGGCGAGGACGTGAAGGAAAACTATAATATACCCTTCTTGATCTTCAACCTGAATGAGCTGCCCTACTCCGACGATCAGAGTCTTGGCTTCATCCGACGCTTGCAGTTCATATCCTTTGAGATCACCATTCCAAAGGATAAGCAGAATCCTGCTTTATCGAGGGAGCTGGTTGCTGAGTACCCCGGTATCTTCAACTGGATTCTGAGAGGATCGAGGGAGTTGAAGCGCAGGAAGTTTGTGTTCCCTTCATCGGAAGGAAACAGAAGACAGATATTGCTTGCTCAGTTGCAGATGAATCCTGTCATCGCATGGATCAACTCTTATCAGATGCGTAAGGAGCCAGGCGCACTTCATGAGGAATCCGTGAAGATACCTACGGCAGATCTCTACGACAGCCTTGTGAGGTTCTGTAATGACAATGAGGCAGAAGTGCCGTCACGTCAGAAGTTCGGGCACACCATGGGAAAGTTCGGGTTTGCAAAGCAGCACTTCGCAGAGGGCTACAGGTACATTATCTATGGCTGCAACGAGGAACGTCTTGCAGAGCCATTCATCATCCATGATGCGAATATGCAAGTAGATTACATAGAAGAAAAAGGAACATTCATAAAAGAGGATGACTAAAACACATTCATTAAATAACATAGAAACAATAATGGTACACGAAAACAGATGGACTTGGGGTAAGACAGCCAGTATAGTCATTGCTGACGGCGCGGCTATCGTCGATATGTCTTTTGAGGATGACAACCCGGGCGTTTGCTATATATCTGGCTTGTCGGTTGTTCCTTGGAAGCGAAGGCAAGGGCTTGCAACAAACCTTATGGAAGAGTGCGAGTACTATTGTATCAAGCGTGGAATCTTTCGTATTGACCTCAATTCCGTTCAAGAGCCTTTCGTTATGGACTTCTACCATAAGTTAGGATATACGGACATCAAGGAAAATGACGGCTACATGCGAATGTTCAAGATGCTCTACAAACCACCATTCAAAAAATAAATCCAAAAACAGTAAGTAACATGGAAGAGAAGAAAGAAATTCTGGTACTGCCATTCGGCAGAAAGATTCAGGTGGGGAACTACACTGTCCTCAAGTACACGAAGACGCTGAGCAAGCAGCAGTTGAAGTCCATTCGTGAAGACAAGGATATTCACCCCGAAGTGAAGAGACAGCTGACACGTAACGGCCTGCCATATATCAAGGTTGAGGCCATCAGTCAGATTTGGTCCATAGAGTTCTGTTGTAACACTGGTGTCTTCTTGCACATTGACCGTGTTCTGCCTCTGGCCCTGCTTGCAGCACAGGAAGGGCGTGAGCCTGAATACGAGACCATTGCCGACTTTGCCCATCTGTTCGGTATGTGGATGACTGACACGACTGTACAGGGTGACAGTATCTACTATGCTGACAAAGGCAATGCCCTGAAAGCCTTGATTGAACGTCAGACTGCACTTAGAAGGAAAGCAGAGACTCCAGAAGAGAAGGCCGAGGATGACAAGATTCTCGAAGAGGTGAAGGCTGAGGAAGAAGCCAAGGCGAACATCATCAACATGGTTTCTGATGCTCAGAAACAGGCAGAACAGAAAGGAGGCTCTAATGAAGGTAACTGATAAAGTGCTCGAGATTGTTCAGGACCACACACGGGTTACTGACACCATAGATTCTATCTGCTGTGCTATAGAGAACGGCACCGACATGCCGAATTTCATTCCTGTATGTAATGATACGATGGTATCAGATCAGTTGGGAAAGATTGCAGAGACTATTACGAATTTAAGAAAGAAGTTATTATGAAGTTCATCATCGGTATAGATCCAGGAGAGAAAGGTGGCATTGCCATGCTTGACCAAGATGGCAAAGTTATCAACATAGAGAAGATGCCTGAGACACCTAAAGATCTTTATGATCATCTTGTGGCACTCATGGCTCATGCAGCATCGACAGCCTCACAGATGTGTGAGCCGGACGTTGTTGTGTATATTGAGAAAGTCGGTGGAATACCCGGTCAAGGTGCTTCGTCTGCATTCAGTTTCGGTAAGGGATGCGGTCATCTTGAGATGGCCCTTCTTGCATTGAAGCTAAGCACCAACGATGTGACACCTCAGAAATGGCAGAAGCTATATTCTGTCGGCCATTCGAGTATTACGAAATCGACTGCTGCAGAGAAGAGAGAGCATAAGCGCAAGCTCAAGGCCAAATGCCAGTCTTTATTTCCTAAGCTCGGTAAGAAGATCACCAATGCCACTTGTGACGCTTTGCTTATAGCAGAATATGGAAGAAAGCAAGAAGTCGGCAAGTAGTCTGTATAAGATCGGTGACTACGTTGAGATCATTGTCTGTAACTCTCATTGTCATCAGATTGGCAAAGTTGTTGGCTTTGATCCTTATAATGAGTTCAATTTGAAGATTGAATTTGAGAAAGGTTATATTCAAGGATATATGGTAAATGAAATCAGACACATTCCGAGAATTGGCCAAAAGATAAAACCAACAAAAAAGATTTCTCTAAGAAGACTCTTAGGAATGTAATAAGAGAAGGGGAACTGCTCTCACGAGTGGTTCCCCTTTACATAAACACAAAGATATGTAGAAGTTAGGTATCTTCCGATGCTTTCTTGAATTTGCATTGGTCACATCTTGAAAAGAGACAGTCTTGACAGCCTGTAGGATAGGACACGGGCAGATAGTAATGCACGGTCTTGTCATCCGTCTTGACCTCATTCTGCTTCATTCGAGAGATATTGATGATCTGGTCATTGACTTTGTTGTACTCTGTTGAGCCGGGTTTGAGGCTCTGCAGGATGGTTTGCAACTCTATGAGCTTCTTTTCCTTGTTGGTGGCCTGCTCAAGAAGTTCATCGGCATTGTCTTTCATTTCCTGCTGTATCTTGTCTATCTCTGATTGCTGCAGAACTTTCTTGTTTTCTGCTATTCGTTGCTGCACAGGCTCAGAGGCCAGCAGCTTCGCCACCTCTGCCTTGAGTGCCGTGCGGTTCCACGTAGCCCCCTTGCGAATGGCGACAGCCCAAGCATCTTCTTCTGGCCATCCTTGCGTTACGAGGTCAGCAAATGCAAGTTGCTCTGGTGTAAACTTATACTGACGCGCTATTTTGTTCAGCTTTGATGATACGTCTATATCCATGTCTTAGTGATTTTTGTCCCATTCTTCCCAATTATTTTCTCCCTCATGATTGCCGTTCTCGTCGGTGGTTCGTGTACGGCCATTGCCAGTGCGGACATTCCCTTGTCTGGCCTGTATCTTCGATGTCTGCTTTAATTTCTCTATCTCTGCTTCGACTTCTGCCTTCTTCTTCTTTATCTCGTAGAGAAGATCAAGTTCCTGCTTCTGCTTATATTCCTTGAGAATACGATCCACTTCATCATTCTTTGTGTACTTGGATGCTCTCTCTGATGCTGTCTGCTTGGAGATAAAGCCTTCACGGACACCAATCTCAAGATTCTGCATCAACTCAGAATCATTCTGATGTATATACGGTTCAAGCCATGCCTTTACAGGCAATACCATAAGTGTAGCAGCCTTGTTTATCTTATAGCCCCATCCATATTTGACAATGCGGACACACTGCTCAAGGAAGTCCTGATAATGTGCCACTCCACCTATTGCCAGTTCGATAGCAGGACTGAACAGCAGCTTGACGGCAACACCAGGCAGGTCGCCAGATTTCAACTCTGGCGGCTTCACGGCAAACGACTGCTCGTAGATAAGATCGTAGAGTTTTGTCAGCAAAGTGTTGTACGATGCTGAGACATCGGCCTGATTCAAGAAACCAGCCTCTCCCTTCGGGTCTGAAATGGCAACGGCCTTGACGGCACCGTTCATGCTGCCGCTGATCTTGACACCCTTGCCTTTGGCATAGAATATCGGGAAAGCGTAAGCCTTGTTATTCTCAAAGAAGTAAGACATCGCTTCTTCGTACTTCTCGATGGTGTCCTGAGAGAATGCCCATATAGGCCCTTCTGTGTTGACGTGGTAGGCAACAGGTATGAATGGGAAACCATGCTCTACAGGCTCACCAACCTGTTTGAATCCGTTGAGTCCGAAGATGCCCTTGAACTTCTCAAAGAGTTCATTGCTCGAAATGTCACGCTTGTATCTGTAGAGGTATTTTTCATCCCATACCTCAACGTACTCCGTTGTGCTCTTGCCGTCTTCATCGAGGTCACGATATTTGCGGGCGAAGAGTTTCATCTTGCCTGTGATTGAATCATAATGCGGGTAGAGTTTATCGCCATAGAGGAAAGAGAACACCTTTGCCTGCGGATTGCCGTCCTCGTCGAAATATCCGACCAAGGCAGCATCGGAAACGGTGTGGATAGAGTCAATGGCATCGTACAGACGTTCCT